CCGTGATTCGCATCAGGGTGAAGGGATGCTCGTGCATGGGAATATCGTGTTTGCCGCGCATGAGCATATCATGCCATGTTTCAATATTTGCTTGGCAATCACGACCGTTTCTAAACGCATAGGTCTATAAGTTATGGCTTTTTTAACGCTTTAATATTAAAGGGGAAATGACAGTGTAAATCCTGTTGGAACGATGCTCAAGTCAAAGAGACTGTAATCTAAATTTAAATTGATCCCATTTTTATTCCTCATTATGTAAGCGGAACAAAAATATATGGCAATTACATAAATGTCTGATAACCTGCCGCTATCGTTTCCGGCAATGCAGCTATCTTTGCTGGTAACGCCATCAAATCAGATGGTAAATTATAGAGAAACTTACCAAGGCTTGCTAAACCGGCCAATGAAAACAACCCGTCAACAGCACCGCTGCCGCTTGAACCCGCCGCGCCTGTACCAGAAGAACCGCCAAGGATGTTTATCGTGCTGCCCCCACCAGTACCCAGAACGAACTGGAAAAACTTCTGCATCATCATCTGAGCAACCAAATCAGTGAATGTCTTCAACAGCGTATCGCAAAAGCTCTTCCATGCGTCCTCAAAGCCGTTCATGTCCACCTTCAAAGTTTTAAACAGGCCATCTGATATTGCTGTTGTCCCTGCTTTCTGCAAATCCTGGAATACTTTCTGCCCGGCTTTGCCCCATGTCAACAGGTCTTCTTGCGATTTTCGGTAGGCTACGCCGAGACCGTCGAAGAATGTGCCATTTGCCAAAAGCATTTTATCATCTGTTTTTTGTTTCTGATTTGCATACCATTCATCATAAGCTGCTTGAAATTTTATCGAATCTTCTTTCGACAGCTTTTCATCTTCCATTAATTTCTTATATCTGGCGGCCTGAATATCAAGCAGGATAATCTCCCCAGCATAATATTTTGACGACGAATCACCCATGCTCTGATACATTGACGCGAGCGCTTGGGAGCGTTCCAATGCCGTTTGTTCTGACTTTTTTGCATCCTCGGCGGCTTTGGCTTCTGTGGCAACTTTTTTCTGTGCAGCAGCAAGTAAATTCAGCGCATCCATATATTCTTCCGTTGCAAATTTCGCCTTAATCGCCGCTTCGACATCTTTACGATATTGCTCATCAATTTTATACTGTGCAAAATCATCTTTGGACATTGTGGCTTCGGCATATCTGGTTGCCAGGTCTGCTAAAGCTTTGTTATATCGCTCCAGTTGTTCAGTTTCAATTTTCTGACTTGCGATTTCATAATAATAAAGCAGCTTTGGATTTGTCGCCCCGAGCGTTTGAGCCATTTTCGCAAATTCTTTGTCCAGTTTGGCAATGGCTGTTTCTTCTTTGCCGGAGGCTTCAACTGCCTGGATTTTGGCATCTAGTTCACTCATTACGGTGTCGTATTTTTTGGCTTCCGCCGTCGCTTTCGTTGTGGAATTGGTTTTTTTATCAAGCGCTAACGAATCTTTTACCCATTGATCCGCTGCGGCTTTGTCGCCTGAGTTTACATAAGCCTGATATATTGCATTATTTTTGAGAGCATTTGTTAGTTCTTCCAAGTGTCTCGCTTTTAAAACACTTGGATCATTTGATGCGGAAAGCAGTGCTTTGGCGTCCGATTTTGCAATGGCGGAATTCAACGATTCAAAAGCTGCCTGCTTCTGTTTTAATTCCTTTGTTTCCAATACCAAAGCATCTGCATCCACCGCTTTTGATATGTTAAATTTCAACGGCTGTGGTGACTGTTCTGCTGCATTACCGAATATCTCAGGATTCGCCTTTTTGAATTCTGAGATTTTGGCAGATGTAAGTGTTATGGCTGCGATTAATAACCCAGCCCCCTTTCCAAACAACATGCTACCAATAATACCAGCTCCGGCAGCACCAACAACATCAGCAGGAAGGCTCCTATAAATATCTGAAACGGTTTGCAGCGCACCTGCAATACTCAGTATTTTACCTGGGATATCTTGTCCTAATGATACGAGGGTCTGCGCCAATGATGTTGATAAATCCTGTAATGCTTTCTGCACTTCTGGGCGGACTATCTGTTCTTGCATTTCTTTTAAGGCGGTAGTGGCGGCCTCGACTAAAGTTTTTGCAGCAGGTCCGAAAGCTTCACCCATTTTCACTTCAAAATCATCCAGATATCGCTTAAGTGATAAAATGCCGATAACCGCCGCATCCTGGGCGATTCTGGCAAGTTCTGTAGATTTAGCGAGATCAAGATGCGCTTGCGCCATCTTGGTGAGATTTGACCGGCTCTCAGTCATTGAGATACCGGTTTTTTGGAGAGCACTGGCAAAAGCATTCATTTCTGTTGACGTATAATCGGCATTTCTACCGACAACTTCCATAACCAAGCCCAGTGTTTCGTACCGAGCCGCCGCCATCGCAATATCTTTAGTGATGTCCGCCAGTTTAAAGGCTGCCATCATACTGCCAATCGTCCCAATGATTTTCATCATACTGGAATTCATGGATTCAAGCGAGCTGGTGGCGGTTCGTCCTGCATTGGCGGCGCTTTCCCCAAATTGCCGAAGCCTTACCGATCCATTGTCGTCAACTTCAATTGATATTTGCAGTGTGGAGGATGTCGCCATTAGATTATGCCTTTCCGCCCATCATCGGGCACCCAATATTCCGGGCATCAAAGATTTGCCGGACCCGTCCCAGGTCCATCCATTCCTGATATGAGATATCGTTTGCCCGGAATGGATAACCTGATTTTTGCAGATTATAAAGCCCCATGAGCTTATAGGTATAGGGGTTTAAATCCGCACTTCGTTTTTTGGGGCAATGCGCGCAAGCCCATTCAGGGTCTGCACCGTTTTCCTCTCTGCAAACTTCTTCTTCTCCTGACGTGCAAAGCCCCTTTTCAAGCGCCGCCAGGTCTGCTGTTAGTTTTTTTCCGCGTCGTCTTCATCCCCGGTTGCATCAAACTCATCGGCCTCTGTTTCGGCGGATGCGTCAAAGACATGCGCGGCCAACAGCATCAGTAAATCCGCCGCTTTTTTGTTAAACCATGGCTTCCAATCCGCGCAGTAATTCGGGCTGGAGCTATCTGACGACATGGGCGATTCTTGCCCGTTCTTTTTAATCGTAAAATCACCATCCCGGAACCCAGTCATGATCATTGACCCGAATTTGATACGGGTCTCTGGAACTTTCGTAATTATTTTGTTTCGCTTTCGCTGTACGGATTCATTAGCGTAAGCGGTTCGCTCTTCGGTTGTTGGATCACGATAATACAATACAAGCGTACTGTTTGAGATATTGTCAAAAAGCCGTAACTCATTAATCTCGTCACTAAACGATCTCGCCATAAAATATATTCTCCTTATTTAAAAGCCGGCAAGATACTGGCTCCACATTTTTACACTACATGATTTTTAAACAGCATACGCGGTTTGCAGATTTTTGACCTTGGCAATGACGCTGCCATAAGTGCCGTCCTGAAGAACAACCAGCTCCCCGGCTTCCGCCAACTTCTTCCCGTCAACAGACAATGGCGCATTCAAAATTGCGCACTTCGGCCAAATCAACTCAACCTGATAATTATGACCAGTGTCATACTCTGCGCCCGAAGCAAGCAGATAGACTCCAAAAGTATCGTTGTTAGCAATCTGTTGCTGCATGATGTAATCGCGGAATTCTCGATTAACCTTTAGCGTCTGGGTTCGTTGTGGTCTGAAACATCTGCCGGCATACGCACCGGTCGCACCCAGGGTGAAATCAATCTCAAGCGCGTTGTTACATGTCCATTCGATACTGCTGACCTCTGTTGTCAATGTCCGACCGCCCGCAAAGGCTGATCCGCTCCATGCTCCACCAATATTCAGGCTGCACTGAGCAACTCTAAGCGGTGTTTCGGCAACCCTGCTTGGAAATGTCATCCAGCCAGCTTCAGTGGGTATATACAGCACTTTATAAATGCAAGCGACAACACCCGCACCCGGCGCAACAATCGTAATGACAGCTGGTGTTGCGGCAGATACAGCGGAAAACACGACGTCCGTCCACACGCCCGTGGCAAGCTGCACCTTGATGCTTTGCACATTGTCTAATCGGATGCCAGCGGTTGCCCCATGAACTCCATTCGTCGCCAAAGTTAAAGCCGTAACGGTCGGAAGAGCTGAGATACTTTCTTCAACAATGTTCGATGTTACTTTCCCCGTGCCTTTTAAAGACGCAGAGATTGTGCACCAGTCGTCTTTTTTAAATGTCGCTGTGAAACTGTCCACAAACATTGATGCGAACCGCCGTTTTAAAACCTGGTCGCCATATCGCATGGCCGCCGTAAAACTCGGATTGCTGCGGGCAATGTCCAGATCATTGGCGATGGGTGTGATGGTGTGCTGTTTGCCGGTCCCGGCAGCCGCTGTCGCCACCGAACCCAGACCGTATCCCATGATAAATGCAAAATGTTGAGGCTGTGCCTTGTTAAACGTCAGTTTTCCGGTGCTTTTGTTGCCCAGATCATAGACAGTATCAGGTTCTTCCTGGCCGGTCATTTCGTTCTGATTATTCTCCCGCCGACGTTCCAGGTCCAGAATATCGCCCTGATCCACCAGCAAGGACAAGTCCAACGTCTGCTCGGTGTTGATAGCGGTTTCCTTGGCTGCCGCCGAAACCGCCAACAGGTTTTGAGTTGCTCGAAAATTACGCATTGTTTAACTCCATATTTGTGGTTGATTTCTGGTTCTGAAAGACTATGTGTCTTGAAGACAGGTGATGCCACTTGAACGATGGGAATAACAACATCAGCAGCAATGAACTTGCCAGCTTCATGCTCTGGAATGCTATCGTAAGTAACGCCCTTTTCAAACTTCTTGCCGACAAACGGGCCATCGACGATTTCAAACGTTTCCTGGCCGGGTTTTAAACAGAATGCCATGACTTTTTACTCCTTTTAATTTTGCTGATCATATTGATAGGTAATGATCTTGCGCATAACCGCCGCCGTATCATCACCGAACATTTCGCTTTCTTCTTCGGTGGTACACATTGCAGACATCATTCCGGATATCCCCCCGCGCCCCCGGTAAGCTCCTTGCGTTGAATCTTGCCGTCTTTGATCGCCACACAAGGCATCCGTACTGATGCCGGAATGTAGTTGATATGAGGGGCAATGAAAATATCGGTGTCCCGAATATTAGTTAATTTATCTTGCAGCTCTTTTTTGATAGCGGACAGAAGTGTTTTCATCAGTAATTATCCAAAGTTCCGACAAATGCGGTTTTGCCAATCGTGAATATACGATCTGATGCAAGTGATGAACTGGATGCACCACTGCCTGTTATTTCTGATACAGACAAATTGATTCGCCCGCTTTCGACCGCCGCCAAAAGCTTTAACGCTGCGTCATAACGGTTCTTGCGGATTTCCGGAACCGCCACATTATCGCGCCGGCTGTATAGGTTATAAATTGCGATATCAATTGACGAAACGTTGATAATGGCTGGCACAGGATCAAACGGCACGGTATATCGGACGCTGCAATAAACATCAATTTCAGCGTCCGCCGCCGCTATTGCAGCATCCACGACAACTGCAATGGCGGCTTCAATCGGATCCGGATCAGCGTCCGGATCTGGTACGGTATCCGCTGACGTATCGTCGGCCAGTTGAATCAAATCCCGTTCAGGCAACATCAATAATATTTCATCCTGGGTACAGTACGCCATTAACAGCCTCCCATATCAATAAGATGCGCCTAAAGATGTTCTCAGCCAATTTGCGCCATAAACAGCGTTTGCAGTTGGACAATGATACAGATAATTACTATCAGCACAGGTTTCGTTAACGGCCCCTATGGTGCCATCCACGCCCCCCGCCAGGTGCCCGTCTGCGCTTACGGATGTATTGGTGGCTGATTCCGATAGAGTTATGGCGTTTCCAGCCGCGCCACGGACAACCGCAGTTATTGTCACAACACCGGCTACATGACCGGCTGAAACTGCCGGTATATCCGAATTGATTGCTGCAGTTAAATTATGCGCCGTTGTATCTTCATCCACCCCAACAGTAACCTCACCAGGTATCGTCCGGGCTGTAACAAATACAAATTCTTGGGACCCTATCACAACGGTCTCATGCAGATGATCAATGCCGCCCTCAAGTGTTCCTGATCCGCTAACTGAAACTCCCGTGGCATTAGTGGTTAATGGCAGTGCATTTCCAGCTACGCCAGGCGCAACTGATGTTAATGCCACAACACCCAGCAAATTTGTCGCCGTTACTGTCACCAAATCTGATGTAATTGCATCGACAATATTGGCGGCCTGGATAGTGTTATCAACGTCAATCAGGATTTCTCCTGGCCCGGAAGGCGCAGCCTTAAAATGGAATTCAATTGCACCGACAATCAAATGCTCGTCTTCAATTGGCGTTCCTGTGATTGTGATTGCACCTGTTGCATCAACATTATCGACATGCACGTTAGGGACGCCACCAACAAACGTAACTGATCCGGTGGCGGCGATAGCGTTCACCGGTGTCTTGATCGGTAAAACCAAATTTGCAGACGTACCCTGCACCAAATTGAATGGATTCATTTTTCCCCGCTTAAAAGCCGTTGACCGTTTACCGTTTTTTTTTACGGTAAACAGTCACAGACCTTTATTTTTAGGTCAACAGCGTGTCGTACCAGAAAAACCCAAGATCGGAACCGGTCACCACGATATCAGTTTCCTCCGCCGCTTCGTAAACGTCCTGATGCTCGGCATTTTCACGCCAAGTGGTAAGGCGTCTGGCTGCCCCGTTCTCATAGGCAATACGCGCCTGGAGGCCAGCGGTCGGGGTTTTTAATCCGACACTGGACGCATGGTAATAAAGAAAAGCAGAACCCTTACCAGCGTTCTTTTCCCAAACGTTCACTGCGGTAAAATCCGTGCCGGCCTTGGTTTCTTTGGCCGAGGAATAGATAGCTTCGCCGATAAGAATCTGATCAAGCTCAAATATTGCAGCCAGCAAGTCTTTGCCCAGGATGCCGCGCTCTGTGTATCTGATTCGATTCAGCAGGGCATCATTCTTTTTCAGCGCGTTATAAGTGCCATGATCAATAACCATCATGTTTGGCTTGAAACTGGTCGTTGATCTGATCGTTTCGATTCTGGCCAGGACATCATCAATAAAAGTATTGGTGTTGTCATTCGGTGACCATAGGCCGCCCGCATCCTCACCGGCAACTCCGCTCCATGTACCGTTTGCGATTTCCAGCGAAACAAGGCGCTCTTTTCTCAAGTCGATTTTATCGGCGACAAATTCAATGGCATCCTGATCCGGTTGAAGCGGAGGTGCACCTGCAACCTTGGCGTTCCTGCGGTCTTCATCTGTGACTTCTTTGGCGAACGCATACTCGACGGTATTCAGGGATAAATAATCAACAGGGAAACCGCCCCTGTTTGCCCTGGTGCCTGGGCCACGGATCCCGGCTTCATCCCGGAACCATGCGCCTTTTAAATATCTGGCGATTTTAGCCTTTGGAGCAACTTTGTCGATAATCGGGAATACCTGATCCGCGATATAACTCTGATTGCGGTACTGGATGCTGACATTTTGCAGCGGCCCCGCTATAATCTGTGATCTAACATCTGGTTGAGGCATAATATTCTCCTTTTAATTTCAAACCATATATCGAAAGCGGTTAACTGGCCGCGTTGACCTGATGAACAGCACCGGAGAGCAGTATTTCCCCCAGCTCGTCCTCATCCCCGCCCACCAAACATCGGCCAATTGCGACATCAAGAGTGCCGTCGGCATCCATGCCCTTTCCGGCATTGGCGGCATCAACGTATTCGTGCTTGATCCACTCGTTTTCCGCCACGGTCTCGCCGAACTGAATTTTTGATATCCCCATCAGGCGCACCACCGCAGCTTCCCCGATAAGCGGGACATTCTGCAAAACGCCAAAAGGCAAATCAGTAGTGGCATGATCCGGACGCCTGACCTTGCCCGACGCCAAAACCACGATGCGGTATTGATCGTTGCTCAAATCCTCCGCCGCTTCACACGATTTATCCAAAACCTGAGTTTCTGTAGCCATATTTTTTTACTCCTTAATTGGTTTACGATTTCAAAAGCTGATTACGAGTTGCAATATTCCTGCGTCAACGTCTGATGCTCGTTTTGCACAGCGGCGAACGCTCGGGAATACGACAGGGTTTTATCGGCAGTCATTTTCTGCTGAATAAGCGCCTCAAGTTTTCCGCCCGGATCCCCGGATACATCGGTTCCCCTGGTGGCGAATTCCTTAAAGTTTACCAGCTTGGGCAATTCTGCCAGGAATTTCCGGAACCATTCGATCTGGGTTTGCATTCCTGATCCTGCCGCAAATTGGATATCTGATGCGGTGTCAAGTCCCGTCATGAATTCAGCGATTCCCGCCTTAATCCATGCAGGAGCAATTTTGCCCGCAGCAACTCCCAATTCCAATTCCGTTTTAATGATGCCGCCATGAGCCGCCTGCTTTGCGACCTTCTCTTTTTCGGCGAATTCGAGAGTCAATCTTTTGCGCTCGACTTCCACTGCCTGGATAGCCGCCTCTTTCTTGGCTGCCTCAATATCCGCTTCGCTATATGATATAACAGGCGGGATAACCGCGGGAACAATGGCCGGAACAGCAGGTGATGCTACAACTGATGCCTGGATTTCTTTATTATGGTCTGTCCAGAACTTGAGACCTTCGAAAAACTCTTTTAACTCCATAAAATCCTCCTTTGCTGAAAATTCAATAATGATATCGTTTACATCTTCCATAAATCCCGAATCCGGCAAGCCTTTTACCGCCGGTGGCATTGCGCCCAGAAAGCCCAAGTGCTTCAAAGACAAATCCGAATACAGGCTGATTGAACGTTTTTTATATCGACCGTCATTTATCCATCCAGCAAATTCAGGTGCGATATTTTTTAGTTTGGCGAACAGGATATTTCCTTCCCGCCGTAGAGACTCGACCCAGCCCCAGGCTGGAGAGTCATTTTTGGGGTGTTCGATAACCACCGGCACCTCATGCACAGATGGATTATAGCTCTTGACGATTTGGTCAACATCTTCGGTTGTCCAGTTCTTTGTTTCACCGGCCATGTCCGTGTGCGTGCCGGTCTGGAAAACTGCAATATCCATGGACTATCCCTCCAACGTAATCTGGATAACAGCAATACTGCCTGCTGTTTTGTTGATTACCTGCGCCTGTTTGATATGATCCGCAGACGAGAAACGTACTGCCTGCCCTGCGGATAGAATATGGCCTATTGTTGCTGTAGCAGGACAACCAAAGGCGATTCTGCAATCATGGGTTTCCACTGTAATCATTGCAGCAGATACAGTGTTCCAGTTCACAGGGCTTCCAATTGCGTTATTTACGGCGACAGATAGCAATTGGTTGACATCTGTTAACTCGTTTCTTGTCTTGTCAAAAAAATGATCCAATTCAAATGATCCGACAATGGGGTTCTTATGCTCGTTAATTATCAGTACTTTGCTACAGCATGGGCATATTCCGCTACGGGGCTATGCACTTTACTGTACCGACCACAACATGTAGCATGTTGATTGCGATGGACAACCACAATATATGGTGTGTGGTACAGTCAAGTGCATAGCCCCGTTCCGCTATATAACGAATATAAACATAAAATGTGTCGGGACTTATCTTTCGCAGATACTGCCCGCCTTCGTTCATTTAGCTTTACGAGATTATCAAGTTTGCCTTCGAACCCATCGACCTTCAGTTCAAGCTTGTCAACTTTAGCGCCGATGAAGCCAACCACTTTTATTGTTTCTTTTTGCTCAATTTGAATGTCGCCTTTCCATTCACGAACCGAATCAGAAAACTTTTGCTGTGAAATAATCAGCCCAGATAAGAGTGATTGTAATTCATCCGGTATCCGATATTTAACAATCCCATTTCGTTCTTCTTGTTTCAACCGATGAAACTCTTTCCGGTACATTGCTTTGATTAAAGCGATATCGGTTCCGCTCCGGTCGTTGAAGCCACCAACGACCGATGAGAAGCCTGTTTCAGTCATTTCAAAAAATGGCCTTGGTTTACCTTGAGCGTCGATATATTCAGCCTTGTTAAAACTAACGAGGCTAACAACTTGATTTTTTTCATTAATTTTTCTAATGACCTTTAAAAGATTGTCGTGAGTTTTTTCAAACGCCGCCGCAACTGACAGGCTGTCCGTCCAAAGTTCTTCGTTTCTTTCGAAAACCTTGATCCTGGCCATGATTTCAGTTGCTCGGTCTTCTACTGATTTTATTACCGTCAATTCATTTTTCATGGATTCAACCTGCCCCATATTTCTGATACAAAAATTGCTCGCTCCATCAGCTTTTCAATCTCAGCGGTTTTCATGTTCGGCCATGCCGCCATCAGGTTATCTTCCACTTCCTGATAACTTTGACCTTTTTGAATCAAATTCATAATCGGCTTTAATGTCTCCAGCATCACATCACCAGGAGGGGAATCAACAGCATCAATGGCGGTCTGATCCGGAAAGAGAGTGGATATTTCACCGAATGCCGCCACCGGAGGAAGAGGCTTGCTGGGTGGTGTGGGGGTTGTCGGGACCTTCGGCGCAGGTGCAATTAATTCTTCACTGGCTTCTGGTTCAGGAATGCCATAAGTGTCATAGAAATACCGCTTTGACATTGCCAGACCACAATCAACGGACAATATCTTATCCCGCTGCGCCAATTGGAAAAGGTCGCCTTCTGATTCGGTGTGAAACCAAAGTTTAGGGTAGTCGATGACACCATCAAAATTATAATCAACGATCCAGCGTATCAGCGAATCGTTTAAAGTTTCTGCCAGGATATCGGCATCGGCCTTTAGAATGTCATTGCGTACCTCGTCATGGGTTTTGCTGGCAGCATAAGACCCTGTTCCAGAAACTTCTGTCGTGAGGGTTTGACCCAGCACGCATTTGCTGATTTGCTTGTCCATGTAGTCGAGCAGAGACTGATACGAGACATTGCCCGTCCGGGTAGCCTCCAGTAATTGAATCTGCATGGTGTCGGGAGTTGTGACCCCTGTGTCGGTCTGAAATGTTTCCAGAATGTCCGAAAACTTGTCGATCTGTTCTTGTGATGTGCCATTGGGGTATTTTCCCCACACAGTCGGACTACTAAATTTTTCCAGCAGTACCAGCCAGAATTTAATCCCATTTTTTTTGAACCATACCGGCCACCAAAGTTTCTGGCCGAGGCCGACACCATACGGGTTGTCGCTTGATCCCCAGGTGAAGGTAATAAACTTCTTGTCCGGGAGGGTTTCTCCCTCGATCATGTTGAATGGTGTTAAGAGTTTGAGTTCTCTGAATGCAGTAAATACAAAACGTTTCGGGTGTTTGGTGATAATCCGGTTTATCCCGATGTTCTTATCTAAGTCTATCTTCCAGAGTATTTCAGCGACATAAAATCCGTATAATGCAGCCTGTGAGAGTTCCTGGACTGCCTGGGAGAAATTACATGCCAGAAGTGTTTGCGTTACAAAATCTGCAATCAGTTGCTCTTTGCCTTGCTTGTTCGGTCTGCCTTTTCGGGATGGAGATTGAGCCGCCACTATCTCCCATTCACATCCTGATAACGATAAGTACCTGGTGAACAAGACCGCGCTGGTATGAGCATCTCTCGCCACTTCGTCGTAAAGTTTTAGTCCCCTGCCACTGGATTCTGTGCGTAGTACCGGATCGGGATTTTCAAGACGTGCCAGCCATCCGGTGAAAATATCAATATCTTTGGAGATACTGGCAATTTCATCTGTCAGTTTTTGCGGTTTGGCTTGTGGTTCAGCCATCTTCCATTCACCCTTTACTGAGTGCTTGCGCCTGTTGGATTTAGCCATGTAATATTTTCCAATCGGTAAAGCTATGGTGCGACTGAGGAATTAGGAAAACGTTTTAATGCGTTCTGGGATTCGTTTAGATTGTTTCATGTGAAATAATTTGTAGGCGATATTGCAGATTTATAGCGAGGGAAAGCAAGAACATTTTGTCTATATACGCATATAGACAAATACTTTATTTTTATAAGATGTTGTCAAGCAAAAAGTTATTATTGACATGATACCAATTTAGAGTATCATAAGGTCATGGAATGGACGGTAAAGGCGACAAAGAGAGCCGAGAAGCAGATTGCCCGATTGCCGGAGCCAGTCATGCGGAACCTTGCGGCGTTGATACGGGACATTGAACGTAATGGCCCTGTTCGTGGTAACTGGCCGAACTACAGCTCTGTGGGCCGCTACAGGTATCATTGCCACATCAAGAAGGGGCACCCAACTTATGTTGCAGTTTGGGAAGTCGTTGACAAAAAAATTAAATTGGTAGAGGTATTTTATGCAGGTACTCACGAGAAAGCGCCATACTGAGGATGTTGCTGTGGAGCTGCGGTTTTTAGGACCTATAGGCAAGCGAAACGAAGCGGTTGATACGCTGAAAGCATTG